AAAAAGAATTGCCTGGAGAAAAGAAAACAAAGATTTAGATGCTATTTCTTTAGATATTGGTTGGCAAGAAGAATTAATTAGAATTTCAGAAGAAGAAAATTCTATCATGGGTGATTTCAATAAAGCTATTGAAGATAATCTTATGACATCTGCGTATGATAATTTTGGAAAAGAAAATTTATTGTATGACTACAGCAATGAAAATCATTTGAATATAATGAAAAATATGATTCAAAATTATTATCTTGATGTTGGTATACAATCAGATCAAATAAAAGATTATCAATTAGTTGGATATGAAGAAATACAGATACCTGGTAGCGAAGATGTTATTGCTCCAAAAATTATGGTTACATTAGATGATGGTGATGGCAACGAAAGATATGAAATTAGAACAATTGCAAGGAAACAATAATGAGTGAATTAAATACAGCTATTAATAAAGGTTTAATACAAGCAGGTGCAGGTTTTCTTTCTTTACCTGAAGAAGCTTACAATCTTGGTGGTTTATTAGATCAATTTATTGGAAAAAATGTCGGCACGATTTCTTACGGTACTCCAAAGATGGAAGGTGAAAAAGGTTTAAGACTTGGTAATTTATTCATTGGTCAATATTCACCAGATTATCAATACCAACGAACTGATATACCTGGACTACCTAGTTATCAAGAAGCAATAGAAGGTGCAAAAAATATTAATGCTCCTTTTTTTAAAGACATGAGAAACTATAAAGCAGGTGATAATATTGCAGATTTACCTTCTGTATTGGATGCTGATTTAAGTGGTTTATCTAAAGTAGTTGAAAAAGGTGTTGAAATGGGAACTGGTGGAGCATTATTTACTGGTTTTAGAAAAGTACCTACATTCCTTGCAGGTGGATCTAGTGCAACAGGTCAAGCATTAGAAAGTTCTGGTGTTGTAAGTGAAGGCAATGGTTGGAAGATTGGACTAGCTTTAGATATAATTGGTAATGTTGGTTTTGGTGCAATTAAACCTAATGATGCACAACGATTAAAAAATATTCTTATTGACTTAGAAAAGAATGGACAAACTGAACAAGTAAAACAATTACTAAAATTTGCAAAAGATAATGGTATTAATATTACTGTGCCTGAAGCTGTATCAAGTGTAACAGGTAATAAATCAATTTTACAATTAGCTGATAATGTTGTGGCAACAGAAGGTGGTGCAGCAGTAATAAGTAATTTTACAAAAAATAGATTTCCGCAAATTACAGAAGCAAACAGAAAATGGATGAATGAAAATTTTAGTTTCTTAAATGTTGATGACATTGATCCTAAAATTATAACCAACAAATTTGTAAATTCACTTGTTGAAGCACAAGATAATATTACAAAAAAAATTAACGAAAAAGCTAGAAACTTAAAAGCAGGTGGTTGGAAAGAATTTGATTTAAGTGATGCAAATATTGAATTTACAACTCAATATATGCAAAATCTTTTTAAAAGATTAACTACAGGTGATTTACTTGATGCAAAAATTATTAAAGATAATATTTTAAATAAATTACAATCAGCAAATAGAACTGATTTAAGTATTACAAATTTAAAAAAGATTTATGATGAAGGTAAAGATGTAACCAGAAATCTTCGTAAAGAAGGTAGCAACCAAGAAGCATTTGCACTAGACAAAGAATTAAACCTTATAAAACAAATTTTAGATCAAAACGAATATTTTGCTAGAGCTTCTGAATTTACAAAAAGAGCAAATACTGTTTTACAAGGTAAGTTTGATGCTTTAAGCATTGGCGGTCAAGTTACAAAAAGCAACCAGGCAGCTCTTGATCGTTCTATGAACACTATAAGAAGTGTTTTATTTGATGAAAATGTTACATCAAAAAATATTAAAAATCTTTACACAGAATTAAATAAAATTGATAAAACATTATTTCCTGAAGTATCAGGTATGTTGTTACAAAAAAACTTTTTGAAGATTGCTACTAAAGGTGATGATCCAAACATAGGTTTTAAATTTTACAATTCTATGATGAGTCCAAAAAATGTTTCTTTAACAGAAGAAATAATTAAAGGATCAGCTATTGCACAAGGTAAAGATCCTAACAAAGTATGGCAAGGATTTACACAGCTTATGAATGTTTACAAAGCAACTGGTAGTGCAGCTAAACCTGGATCACAAACAGCTAGTAGACAAGAATTTAAAGAAAATTTAAAAAGATTAAATATACCTTTAGAAAATTTTGAAGTTACAAAACCAATGTCATTTGTTGAAGGTATTAAAAACAATTTATACAATCAAAGAGCAACTGAATTAGCCAATGCTTTTGTAAGTGATGATGGTCTTGAAAGTTTAATTAAAATTGCAAATGCAAGTTCTTTTGATCAAATTATAGATAACAACAAAGCAATACTTGGATTTTTAAATCAAGAGAATGTTGAAGGACAAGAAGAATTAAATGAACAAAAAATAATTAATTTAGAACAGTATGAAAAAAGTGGGGTACTATAATGACCGTAAGTAATTACTCAACAACGGCAGCTAACAATACAACGATTAATAGCATTAGCATTGCAGAAGGGATGCCACCTTCTAATGTCAACAATGCAATGCGTAACCAATTAAGTGATATTCGTTCTTTCTTAAATGACAAAGAATGGTTTATTGTTGGTGATCGTGATGGTGCGTGTACTTTTGCAAGAGCTTCAGGAACTTCGGTAACTGTTGCATCAACAAATGTTACAGCCGATTATCATGCAAACAGACGAGTTAAAGTTGTTGGTGCAAATACTGGTACATTATATGGTAAGGTTGCTTCTTCTTCTTTTTCTACAAACACAACAATTAATTTTACTTTTGATAGTGGTACAATAAGCGGATCAGATACAAATGTTGATGTCTTTGTTGGCTCTCCATTTACTAATCCTGCAATACCAGTAATTCACGACACAAGTTTAGGAACAAGCCAGGTATTACCTCCATCGCAAGGATCGGTAAAAACGTATGTTGATACACAAATTACTGGACAAGATTTAGATTATGCAGGTGATAGTGGAACAGGTGCAGTTGATTTAGACTCTCAAACTTTTACTTTGGCAGGTGGCGAAGGTATTGATACCACAGCTTCAGGTCAAACTTTAACGATAGCAGGTGAAGATGCTACTACAAGTAATAAGGGTATCGCTAGTTTTAGCTCTGATAATTTTTCTGTATCTTCTGGTGCAGTAACAATTAAAAATGGCGGAGTTGAAAATGCCGAACTCGTAAACTCAACAGTAAATTATGGTGGTGTAAGTCTAGCTCTTGGTGGCTCTGACACTACTCCTGCATTTAATTTATCAGATGCAACGAACTATCCAACATCATCATTAACAGGAACAATATCGAATTCACAAGTTGCTTCAGGAATTGATGCAACTAAAATAGCAGATGGAAGTGTAACAAATTCTGAATTTCAATTTATAAATACTTTATCTTCTAACGCACAAACACAGATTAATACAAAACTTACTGCATCAAATAATTTAAGTGATGTAGCAAACGCAGGTACTTCTAGAACAAACTTAGGTCTTGGCACAATATCAACACAGGCATCTAGTAATGTTGCAATTACTGGTGGATCAATAACAGGTCTTGGCTCTCCTTCTAATGGATCAGATGCAACAACAAAAACTTATGTTGATAACTTGGTTACAGGATTAAAGACTAGAACAATTGTAAGAGCTGCATCAACAGGTAATATTTC